CCTTTTAGTAAGGATTAGAAACCAAGACCAATATTGATACCCAAGTTTTGGAACAGTGAATTCAAGTTCAAGCCACCAGCATTTCCCACAGCAGGAACAGCAGCACCCGGTGCAGCCTCCCACCAAGAGTAATTCAAAGTCACAGGAAACTCAGCAACTGCATCGTTATTTTCGTAGGACAGATCAATTGATCCGACTTCAGAAGGAAAGCAGCCATTGAAACTATAAGATCGTAATGCTTCACCGTCACGCTGAAGTTGTGTAACAGACCAAGTAGGCATGAACTCCATGAAGTTGCGTGGAGCAAGATTCGTGGTGTGTGAATTAAAAATCGCACTCCAATTTTCAAACGCAGAACGCAAAGCCATGTTCGCATCCGAGATGATGGTCAATGACCAGTCTTGGAATGTACGATCACCTGGCAATTTGATACGACGACCACGATATGGAACTTCAATTGTGCCGAGAGATGACGCAGGAATCTGCGCCGCTTTGCACAAGAATGAAATGGCTCTGTTATCGCTGTATCCTGGAATAGTACCGTTTACTACGAACAGATTTGTACGAACACCACCGCCTGCGAAAGCGTTTACGAAGCCCGAAATATTATTTGATGGATCTACTGGCATTTATTTTCTCCTTGGATTGCTCTATTATCTATACGATCAACCACCAACTTCGCTGAAATTTACGCCTGTTTTAGTGGCGATAAAATTCAACTGAATGAAATTGATGCTGCGGGTTGGTTTAACAAAGATATCGGCAACGAATTCATTGCGATCAATGACTGCTCCTGGGTTGTTCGTGTCATCGCACACCACCTTGAAATCAGTGATGCCTCTACGCTGTTGAACAGTCTTCAAGAATGGAACAACAAGATTTTTGAATTGTGCTCGTGTGAATCCATCATTCTGCTCGAACAAGAAGAACTTGGATGCTGTGGCAATAGCCTTTTCCAAGATGATGAACAAGCGGCGAACATTGATGCGATCAAATGCCGATGGCTTGCTTTGCATGGTCTTGTCACCGAACAGAATTGTTCCGTCTCCAGGAAACGATACGACAGGATTAATTTGTCGTGTATATAACTCGTCACGGTGCGCTTCTGAACTTGGATTGTACGCCAACTTCACTACATTCTTGATCTGACCACGATTAAATCCTGCTGGTGAGAACCACGCTTCGTTGGTGTACTCTGTGCGAGCAACCAAACCTGCAATGTCTCCATTCAACGGCATGGTTCGTACCACATTGTTGTAAGTGTCTAACTGATATTTCCAACCACTATCCAACACTGCATACGAGGAATTGATATTGAGTGTGCTGTCACGATAGGTCTTCAAAGCATTCAATGCTTCGTAAGGCAATTTGTTTACCACATTTGCGGATTGTGGAGACAAGAACGCCATGGCATCCAAACGCTTTTCACATACTGTGCCAACAATAAGTTTGGCAAGAGTTGCACTGGCATCACCCAAAGGCAACAGTGAAACATCCACAGTCGTGGCATCGGCAAAATAATTCCATCCACTGCTCCAGCGTTCTGAATCGGTTGGTGTGGCATCCGCTGAGCCTGTGAGACCCAAAGAAATTACACCACCCGCATTGACTACACGAGCATTACTGATGGCAGCCGGTGCTGTCCAATCTGTTTTCGTGGAAAGACCAGCCGTATTACCCGCCAAATCAGCACTGAGCGCATAGATGTAGTTGGATTTGTCTGCAATAACTTGCTTGTAATAATTGCTAGAGCCGTCTGAGTTTCGTGCATCTGAGGCACGAGACACGCTTTCATATTTCTCTAACAGCGTTCCTGCAACACCTGTCCATTTTCCGTCCTTGTCTAACACCAATACCGAGATTGCATCTCCGCTACCGCCCACAGAGCCAGCATAATTGGTAGTGGTGGCTATTGTGTTCACATAGTTTGCATAAACGCTCTTCACTGTGAAAGTTGCACCGAGGACTTGAGCCTTTGGCAGAACTCCCTGTAAACCCAATGTGATATAAGTTGCTGCTGTTATTCCTGACCATTCGTTATTCACAGCGGTCAAGCCGACAAGTTGAGCAGAAACCGAATTCAACAAAGCAGAGGTTCCGTCTGCGAATTGGATTGTGTCTCCTTTAGTCAAATGATATGCTTGGCTACTACTTGCAGTGGCGAAACTGATACCATTTACACCAAAAGAAACACCTGCGCCAAGAGCAGGGAAAGTCGTAACACCAGATCCTGCCACAACAACAACCTGTAGACTGTTTCCCAATACTCCAGGATATTTGCCTGCAAAAACAACACCCGCTCCTGCTGCGGTGGTGACCGCTGTGCTTGGTGCAGCAAATTCTGTTTCGTTGTTGATATCTAGAACTGCTCCACAAGCACCCGCAATGGTAACGGTTGAATTGGAAGCAGCAGCACCAACCACACGAACCACTTGAATGTTATTGCCGTACTGCAAGAAATTTGCAGGCGTAAAGAAGTCAACATAATTGGTGGTATCGGGCTTGCCGAAAATGGAAACCAATTCTGTTTCAGATGATACTGTTACAATTTCTTCGCATGGACCCCAATAATAGTAGCCTGCATAGCCTCCAGGAGTGGTGGCAATGTTCGGAACAATTGTTGTCAGATCGATTTCTTTGATGCTTACGCCAGGGCTAACTCGGAATCCCATTGTGTGTCTCCTTAGTGTGGTGTCTTATTCGGGAAAGTGCTTCTACTCTTATGTATTATTCCAATCATTCCCACAAATCAGATACGAATCGCTATTATTTATAGTTTTTCGTCTCCCCAATTCCACATTGTTCCTGTATTGTCCGTCATAGTTGTGGGATCTGATCCGTCACTCACAAATCCAAAAGGAGTCATTTCTTCCTCTAAACTCTTCAATTGATCGCCATACAGGTCTTTTCTGATGTCTCCACCCGAAATATCTTTGAAGTATGCCTGTGTGGTGAGCCAAGAAAACAGCACCAAAGTCATCACCAAATCATCATGGTGGTTGTCCTCGGCTGCATACGAGTCTCCACGGACAACAAAGGTACAAAACTCGTCCACCACGGCAAAGTCTTCCACAATGAGTTTCGAGTCCTCTATCAGATTTTTCAGAATGGAACAACCAATGCGTTTCACCGCTGCCGAGGTTTTCACACCTTTGGAAGCCGAGCCGCCTTTGCCGAAGCCGCCGTTCACAATCTGTCCTTTTCTGCCCTGTGTCTGAACATACACAATATTGTCGTACTCCAAGTCGTCGTGTAAAATATCGGCGACCTGTTGCCCAATATCGTTGATTTCAACCAAGACATACGCATTATTGTATTGACGAGCAATCGGATAGATGGCATTCGGATACACCATGGGAGCAATCTCGTTGTTTCGGAATGTTGCCACAACACGGTACGGCATTTCGGAAACATCAACCACAGTGAAAGCATGATAGTCTTGCCCGACTCCTCGTGATGTGTCCACCACCATGACATAATGGTGATCGTACTGTGGGCGGCTGTAAACCGAGAGTCCATCGTTGTTGATATATTCTGGAGTTCGGTACACCAAGTTCTTCAAGCGTTCGGGATGTATGAGTGTGTGCACCGAACCAAGGAACTCGGTTTCAAATTCTGTGCGAAACTGTTCTTCTGAAGTATTTGAAATGGTCTGCTTTCGCCATTCTTCGTCACGCCCAGGCACATCGCTCCAATGCACTTCAATCGGAACATATTCGTTCTTGCCCGATTCTCCTGCTCGCTTGTTTGCATTCACCCACAGACGATAGAACATGTTCAAGCCTTTCGGAGTAGACACAATGATAACTTTTGTGTCTTTACCGCTTGTAATGGTTGGATACACAGACGAGAAAAACTCCTCGGCAACATTCTGCGGCACATACGCAAATTCATCTAACATTATGGCATTGAATGAACCACCACGAACAGCCGAAGAAGATGTAGCGGCGGCAAGCACCTTGGAACCGTTCTCCAAAACGATAGAGCCTTTGTTCCATTCCACAATGCCTTGTTGCAGCCACATCGGTAAATACTCATATGCAAGTTTCAAACGACCAAGCAGTTCTCTTGCCGTGGACAGTTTATTGGCAAGAATAGCCACGCTCATGTTTTGATTGAACAGGATATAGTGTAGCAGATACGACACCATTGTGGTGGACTTGCCGCTTTGTCGTGGCAGTTTGGCAATCACGAAACGATTGCTGTGTACTGCCCGAACCATGTTTTCTTGGAAATCATACGGCTCAAACGGAATAAGTCCCTTGTCTAACGAAACGATTTTCACATAGTTCTTGATGAAATACAGCGGATCTTGAGCGCACTTCATATACTCTTCAATCTGCTTCTCGGAGAAGTTGATATTGACTCCTGCCGCCTTCAGATTGGAATTACCCAAGTATTTTTGGCTGCCACTCATTCGGGGTATTCAACCTTTCCTAACGCAACTCCACGCATCTCCAACACAAACGCCGATCCCACAGCAAGTGCCGCAAGGGCTTTTTCTTCTGCGCTATATTCCAAGATAGCCGCATATCCTGCCTCAATGTCTGCCGCACTCATTCGTTTCTTACACGCAGGACACAGCGTGGCATCATAAAAGCGTTTTGCTTGGCTATACCAATCAAACAAACGGCTTGGACCACGACAGATTCCTTTCGGATCGTCTTCGTGCCGATAAAGATGCGTCACCAATGCAGCAGGACTTTGAAAATGCATTTCACTCATCTGTCAATCTCTCCATCACAAACACATACCCATGATACACTAACACCGACACGAGATACACGGCAGCCGTCCACCATAAACACCCAAACATAAGGCAACTCACCGCACTCATCCACACACCAACACAGTACGGACACGACAACATTCGGATCATGAAACCGCCATGAGCCGACAATAAAAAATCTTTATACGACAGAGTAAAGTCTTGTTTTCGTGCTTCGGTGTATTCGTTCGTACGAAACAGCATAGGAAACAGAGCAGCCCACTCGTATACTGCGGTGGTGCGAAAACCGATCCATAGAGCAAACACAACCCAAGATATAGACAGCATCACGCTCACGATATTCTCCATACCGTTATTTAGACTGATTTCGTTTGATCTTCGTCCACAAACACCTTTTGCGTGGAGCGAGCCGAATTAATAATATCCTGTAGGTCACGAGTTGATCCCACATAAATGGAATTATTTGTGGTGTTGTTCGTGGTTGTTTCTGTTTTGCGAATCGTGTTGATGCGACCATGCATCTCCAACAGATCCTTGTTTGTGTCTGAGAGCGTCTTGATCATCTGTGCTGCCACTTCGTAGGCACGAGGCGAATCGCCTTCCTGTGCCACGGCAAGCACACCGTCCAAAGCATTCTTGCCCATCTCAACAAGTTCACGCAGATTCTTGCGAACCGTTTCGTAGTCGTGCTTCAGATCTCTTGCCAAATATTCTTCTGAGAGTGCTGGAGACTCTATACGCACCACAGGAATCGGCATGCATACAACAGGTGGCTCTGCCTGTTCAGCAGTCGCACCCACACCCAATACGGATTCAATATGTGCAAACTCTTCGTTCATGATATGCCTTGCTTTACAATTGCCACGCAACAGTCACACCTGCCGCCAGTGTTGCGCCGTTCTGATATTCATATAATTTAGTAGTTGCCAAATAGTCCGATTGATCTGAAGAAACACCAAGTGGTCCCGTGATTCCTGTAAATACTCTTCCATATTTTCCATTTTGAGGAAAATCATCAAAATCAAATAGTCTAGCATCAACTTTGCGAATTTCTTTGTATGTTTTTACCGGACCAAATATGTAGGACTTCATTGTGAAATTCAGCGTGAATATAATGCTTCGACGAGTTTGAAAGTCTCCCTCGTAATCTTCTTCAGAACTAACTGAATTGAGATAGATCGGAACATCAACACTTGTATTCACGGTGTCGTCAAAATTAATAGTCACCACAAACTCTGGAGAAAAATACGGAAGAATTTGTTCCACTATCTGCAAACCGTCATCCATGTTTCTGACATAAATGTAGAGTCCAAAATCAATATTATAAGGAACTTCTGCGAATGCATACCGTATTCCTGATGTGGTGGTGTCTCGTATGATATTTTTCTGTAACGAATTTCGTTTTCGAGTGGGATCGTATACTATTCCCGTAATATCAAAAGCCATTCTGGGCAGCGTGATCTGCATGGGATTTTGAAAGGTTGGATCTTGTGCCAAGCGAACTTTATATTTTTCTTTGGCAGCATATGCAAGTGGAATTTCAATCTTATGAACGCCTGTGCTTTCGGTTCGTGAAATATTGATCTGGTTGAATAAAGCACCAAAAGCCACAACCATTCTGCGAATTGATCCATTATAGAATTGCGTGAACATTATATGGGATCTCCGTACAATCCTTCTGAGAAAGGATCTTTTTCTGTGAAGTCAAAGATATTGTCACGATTTGTTTCCAAATCAATTGCTTCGTTGTCTTGAGTGGTTGTGCTTGACGCTCTCGTGTCTGTGTCGGATACTGCGAGAATGGTATAGGATGAATTGGAGGTTACGCTATGTAACACATCCCCAACCTGAAATAGTCCCTTGGCAATATTCACAGTCATATATTTATTGCCAGTAGCCGGTACAGTCCATGAATCCACATTGCCGTATGCATGACGATCTGCCGTGGTTCCCACATACACTTCTTCTCCAACATAAAAATCTCCACCGTTGACTGTGCGATCAAACTCCAATTTCTTTGTGTAATCTGCAACCACTTTCACAACAGCATCCAAATTTGTTTCGCCTGTATCAATTTCTTCCTGAGTATACTTGAAGGCTTCACAGAACAATTTGAACGAGTAGCGTGCGCCGAGCGGATAAAACGGATTGTCGTGTTCCACATACTTGATTTCAAACAGATTGTATGGATAATCAAAATATATGAGATCGCCTTCACGAGGTCTGCCCAAGTCACGAATCGTACTATTGTGAGCCATGACTTCATTGAAGCGTTTGCGAGACACGATGAAGGTGCAGTTTTCACGAATATCCAAACCAAAGCGGGTCATGTCGCTTTCGCCGTCAAAGCCTTCGGCATTTTCCATGTACATCTCGATGCGATTCGCATCTTTGAACTTGGAAATTTCTTCACCAAGAATTTTGTCTTCCGACACAGTTTCCCGTGGAATGTACACCATCTCATGACCGTGGATTTTGATTGCCTCGGTTGTGAGAGATTCTAACAGGCTTTGTTCGCCCTGTACATTCCTGCGAAAATACGGATTGACTGTCATTTTTATCCTGTTATAAAGTCAGGTGGCAACTGATATCGTTTTTCTACTTCTTCTTCCAATTTCTCTATCGTGACCACGGCATCCTCATAAATCTTAGTGCCGTTGAATGTGACATTTCCTGGAAGCGGCATGCCTTCGTATTTGGACAGGTTGATGCCCCATTGACGCTTAATAAGAGCGGTTGCGTACCGTTTCAGAAAAATATCGTCGTAGATTTCCGTGGCTGTTTCGGGATTCACCAACGAGTACGCTTCAATCAGTAGATATGTTCCTGCCTGCATATCGGTTGTGTTTGCATCAATGTACAGTTTATTGTTCATTTTGTTGAAACGAATCTGTTTTTCAGGATCCAACAACTGCTGTAACATTTCAATGTACTGCATCGTAGAAACATAATAGTTCATGTTCGTCTGTCCTGTGCGTAATCCGTAAAAGTCATTCAATGCCAACTGATAACGAATATTGAAAATATTATGAGTTGTGAGATTGAAGCCTTGTTGAAAAATACGGTTAATAGTCAGAATGGACGGATCAATTGGATCTGTGGCAATCCACTTGCGTGCAATATCTGTGGCAGTAAGTAGATAAGTGTAGTACATCTTCTGTCCACCGTCATAGTGAAACTGTCCAAAATACTCCAAGGCTTCGTCAATACGATCTTCCACTTGGGAGTCTTCCACATTAACCTCGATCATGGGCTGACCCAATGCTCGGAGGCAGTAGTCTTTGAGTTCTTGTCGTGAGTTTGGTCGTGCCATTCAGTCTCCTTTTTCAGTATTTAGGAGAAGTATGATTTCTCTGTTTTATGCTTTATATTATCCGTATGTGGGAACAATATCACTTGTGGATGTTACTGCCATCCGAAGTGTGCGTAACTCCTGTACACGAAGTGCATCCCCCTTGCTTTGCTCGCCGTCCCATATCCATCTTATTCCGGTCCAAGCCGACGCAAGAGCAGTATACGAATGATATGCATTGAATGAAAAAGGAGTTCCATCAGCATTGATATATGTAGTGGTATGCGTGGCACTGACCACTGTCATTCCAACATGAGCAGGATAATACGGCAATATACCGTTTGCTGGACCTGGATGCCAAGAAGCATTTGAGGTTGTGGCTGGAGAAGTGGGAACAAAACCCCCCCGTGCTAGTTGCGACATTATATTTCCTGTTGCTGTGCTAAATAATTGATATGCTGTTGAATTTGCTGAACTCTGATTACTACTTTCATATGTTCCAAAATAACCCATTCCATACGGATCCACTGCGTTTGTTGGTGGATCCGTCATGTTTGGTGTTATTTCTGATCCTCCTTGCCAAAATGATATTCTTCCTGTCCAATTCACTGGAAGATACGCATTAGATCCATTCATTGTGAAACGAAGATCCAAAGTTTGGTTACCCTTGGGTGCATAATCGCCTTGATCAGTACGCACACCATTTGCCAAATCCATGACAACGGTTTGTTGCGGAGAAGCCAATCTGAGCGTACCGGCATCATTCACCCATACCTGCTTTACTGGTTTTGGAAGTGTTCCAACACCATCGTTCACATATATCGCTTTTGCATCTTTGGGTGTGGCAGAACCATCGTTCACATAGATTTTGCATTTTGAAAGAAGTTCTGTTCCATTTGCTCGGTCTACAGCAAAAAAAGCGTATGGACCAACTTGTGATGCGATATATGCCATTTATTTTCTTTCTTTATAAATCACACAACATACCATACTGTGCCAACAGGCGTGGTGCCAACCGATGTGGGAGCGGTTGATTGAATATATGCTGCAGGTGTGACATTTCCGTTTGCCCATTTTGCAATAGAAACTTCACCGCTGCCAGCAATCGTGAGTCTTACGCTGTCGTTTGTTCCTAGATAAAGAGGATGATTCGACTTTTGATTGATAAGATACATTCCGGTCTGTGTGCCGGTGAAATGACCGATATAAGCCGAAATGTTGGCGGAATCGCTATTCTTAAATTGCATGTAAGAATCAGTAGTAGTGCTTTCTAATCGTAATGGATTTGTTCCTGCGCTTTTGACATGAAGAGTCGTGAGTGGATTAGTGGTTCCAATTCCCACATTACCCGAAGAATCAATAGTGACTTTTTCAGTAGCCCCAATATTAAAAGCATAAGAATTAGCGGTCGTTGTCAATTTAGTATATGCATTCGATCCTCTATTGTAATTTTGAATCAAATTTATTCCTGCGCCGCCGCCATCAGGATGAAACTCCATCTGATTACCTGAATCAACTGTGCCTGCAATACTCAAGGGTGCTACCGGACCTGTTCTGCCGATACCCACCATGCCATTATTAAGTATGAACACGCCTTTTGTTGAAGCCGAAAAACCGTAACCACCGTTTGACACAGGAAACTCATACGATTGTCTGCCGTGGAATCCGTTCGGATCAGCCGCAGATGTTGCAGCGACCGAACTTGGGTACGAGGTGTTTGGTGTATAAATCGTATTGCCTGTTGTGGTGAAAGTGAAATAGTGAGAACCAATGACAATACTCGCTTGAACACATCGCATTCGCAATTCCATTGGGCCCGAAGACTGCTTACGCACATCAAAACGGAAATTGCGAGTTGCGTTATATGTAATACTGATACTCACAGGAAGTTCAACCCAATTTGAAAATACTCCTGTTCCACCAGGAGCATCTGTTCCATAATGTCTGCCCCATTCATATGAGTCTGATTGTAAATTGTTTCCTGTATGGGTGTTGTGAACGAATTTGAACTGTGTTGGAAGGTTGACTCCATTGTCCGTACCACCGAATGTGCCAAGCAACCATGAATCGCCCACCATTGTGGCATTTGCTGTGCCACTTCCGGCAGGATAAAACCTTTGAGTGAATGTGCGTTGTGTTGAGCCTACTTCGTCTGAAGCAAGTGCAAATGATGATTGCACATTCAGCGTAGTACCTACATCCAATGTGGTGGAGGCTTTAATACCACCCACAACATCCAATTTAACTGTTGGGCCTGTTGTGCCGATACCTACATTACCGGCGTTTGTGATTGCAAGGCGGACTGGATTTCCGCTTTGAAAATCGTCTCGAATACAAAAAGTTCCATTGGCTCCGTTTCCCGTTCCAGTTCCGTTGCCTCCCAACACCCATGACTTGTTGAGTCTTTCCATGAATTGAATTTCAGGAATAGTATTTCCTATATCAGATCTCAACAGTAGATGCGGTACGGATGTGTGTGTTGTTGCGGAAACCCAATTATCAGCCGTCTGGTAAACCGGAGTTCCACTGATTTCTAGTAGGGCTTCAGGTGCCTCTACTCGGACACCGACTCTACCTGAACTTGAAATACTCATTGCCGTTATACCATCAGATGGGGTTGTGAAGTTGAGAAGAGGAGTTGTATTGTTTACATAGAAATTTAGATTTCCACCAGCAGCGGAAGATCCTGCCACAATTCTGTTTGGACCATTGTTTCCTAGTTGCAGTGTATTCCATCCTAAAAGTCCACGATAGTTATCGCTATCGGAAGCATATGCTAGACTAACAACAGCACCAGCAGTTTTTAGTTTTAAATTACCCGTCGCTGAAACACTTCCCGAAACATCCAAGGCAACTCCAGGAGCAGTGAATCCAATGCCCACATTACCGTTATTAAGTATGAACAAGCCTGCTGTTGAGCCTGTGAAGCCACAATATCCGTTCTCATTTATATTTCGTGACACAGGAAATTCATACGATTGTCTGCCGTGAAATCCACTTGGAGCAGCGGTGGCTGTTGTGGTTGGACCACCACTTGCGGCTGGTGTATAGATTGTTGAGCCTGTTGTGGTGAAAGTGAAATTGTGTGCGCCGTCAGCCATACCGCTTTTCATGGCTCGCATTCGCAACTGCATATTTCCAGTATTTTGTTTACGCACATCAAAACGGAAATTGCGAGTTGCGCCGTATGCGATACTGATACTCACAGGAAGTTCAACCCACTCTGTATATGCTCCAGTAGTCGGTGGAGAACCCAGCGCCAATCCTTCTGCCGCATAACTTCTAGCCCATTCATACGAACCTGATTGTAAATTATTTCCTACCAGGCTATTATGAACAAACCTAAAAAATCCTGGAATTGCATAATCACTTTCACTGAATGTGCCAATCAACCACGCATCGCCCGCCACCACTGGAGTGCCCCCACTCCCACTTCCATTAGCAGTAAAAACCTGAGTGAATGTGCGTTGTGTTGTGTGTAGTTCGGCTGAAGCAATTGTGAGTGATTTTTGCACATCCAGCGTAGTACCCACATATAAATTGGATGCAAAAGTAGATCCTGCCGAAGCATAGAGTGCCGATGCGGAAAGACCACCAGCAAACCTTGCCGCTCCTGTTACATCCAATGTGGAGGAGGTGAGTCCTGATAGTAACTGAGCAGATCCACCAGATTGATACAATGACGATGCCATCACCACTGTGTTGTTTAATCTGGTTGCACCATTCACATCCAATGTACTATTAGCAGTGACACCACCGCCAATATACACGGTTGACCCAAAAGTAGATCCTGCCGAAGCATAGAGTGCTGATGCCGACAAACCACCGCTCACGGCAACAGCCGCTGCAAAAGTGGATCCTGCCGAAGCATAGAGTGCTGATGCCGACAAACCACCGCTCACGGCAACAGCCGCTGCAAAAGTGGATCCTGCCGAAGCATAAAGTGCTGATGCGGAAAGACCACCAGCAAACCTTGCGGCTCCTGTTACATCCAATGTGGATGCCGTTGCTCCTGCATTTGCCCGAATCGCTCCACTGGCTGTAAGTCCATTCACAAACACACCATTCGCTGTGATTTGGTCTGTTGAGATTTTTCCTAATACGACATTACTGTTTAGTGTGGTGGTGTATCCAACAGTTAATGCGTCACTCATACTCACACCACCCACAACCGACACAGTGCCACCAAAAGTGAATCCACCATTGGCACTAATACCGCTAGTAAATCGGATAAGATTTGAGAATGTGTGTCCGCTTGTCACTGTTGGTTGTAAAAAAGCCGACCAAATTCCTGCAGTGGTATATGTTGCACCAATAGAAGCGGCGTTCGGATCGAGGTTTGCATCATACACCTTTAACTTGTTCAGTTTGTAAATTGCAGTATTGCTGGCATCACGCCATATATTGAAAGTGTCTCCCAATTGTACTTCGGGAATCGTGTATGTGTTTAGATCTGGTCCTGTACTGCCTGGCATTGATTAGTCCTTTTTCTGTGATTCCAAACGATCAAGTCGTTGCGCCAACATATCTATCTGAGTTTTTAGTGATGCGATTGTTTGATGTAAAGATTCTTTTTCTTTCAATTCGGTGAGTGGTGCTGTGTTTGCAAGCAAAACACCCCTGCCGTTTGTATTTTTTATGTATTGGTTCGTCATATGGTTCTGAAACTACACATTCTCAGGCTGCGAACGCATGGAAGTATTGAGTATGTTTTTGTTGCTCCACTTGTGGATGTGGTGAATATCAATTTGATCTGATACGCACGAACCGTGGATCCTGTATTAAGCCATTCCCATTGTGTTGGACGAAAATCCAATTCGGTTTTTGAAAGATTAGCAGATGCTGTGAACGGATACAATGGACTTCCGATTCCACCAATAGCAGACATTGGTGTCCATGCGTTTCCTAACATGTCGGATTCGCCACGATCAGACCATCGAACATATGCTTCAACTTTCGATCCGTATGGGCACACAACTTCGGCTGTTGCAAAAACTCCACTTGAAACCAATTCTTCTGGCAGAGTCACAGCCTTGGACACATATGATGTGGTGGGTGTATTTCCATCAGTGGCAATCATTTTTGCGCCAATTCCAAAGAACACACCTGTATCGATAGCAGGAGAAATATACGAGTTGCTTGGTTTTGCTAAAGAGAATTGTAAACTTTTTGATCCGCCTTGATACACACTAGAAAGATATTTGTTTTGTCCATTCAACAAAGTAAGATTTGTGACACTTGGATCCAAAGCAATACTTGAAGTGCAGTTTGTAGGAGTAATCTCAGGCACAGCCACTTGAAGTACTTGGCAGTCTGTTACAGAAAGACCACCATATACCACCGAGCCTGTTGATGGACTAAACTCACAACGATTCACAGCGAAAGCAATATCACTTCCAAGATTTTGCACTGCTGCACCAACACTTTGAGATTGATATAAAGTTCCAACCAAAGGATTATTTCCACGACCCAAATTAGTCAGATTCACACCAGAATCGTTTGCACGCAGCGTATAATTCTTGCTGTTTGTGAGAACAGCAATAGCATACTCTCCTGGAGGCAAATATACAGGACTACTGAAAGTGAATCCTGTTGCTACAGGAGTTGTGGTAGTACCAACCAATCCTGTGTTGACTCCAGCAGGCATCATGGTGACCGTGCTGAATGGGAATGATACCGAAGGAGAAGGATAACCATTAATGGTTGGACGCAATTGTATCGTGACAGGTAAAGTCGCATCCTTTGCTTCAAAATACAGATTTACACTGTTTGCAAAAATTCCTTCGGGAGTTGCTTTCGCATCCACAATGAAAGTTTGACATAATGGATCAGTCCACCTGTTGTTGGAAAGTGTGTCTGTAATATTATCATAAGAAACTTCTCGATTGAATGGATCTTTAATGATTCCTTCACTCGTGACAGTTTGACGGCGATATTCTGGATTTCGTGTCGAATAAACCCCATCAATACGCTGACGAATATTTCCTCCACAATAGAAAATTCCATCCACGGCTTGCGTTGCAGATTGTGTGTTGCTATTATCTGTGATTCTTATAGATTTTTCGCCCGCTAAGAATCCACCCGAAGTGAAAGCAAATGTAACTCCCGTGCTTCCGTTCGAGTCTGTTGTGATTCCGCTTTTCACTAACACAGCATCAACATACAGCCCAAGTCCTGTTGAGTTTGGTCGTAGACCATATGCAGTAATTCCAATGGTGGCGACAGGAATAAAAGGAACCACAGTCTTATCAATAATATGATTGTCTTCTGTTTTTTGTTTTGTTCTTCCGACGAGTCTGCTGGTACTCAGCATGTTTCCAATTCGCTGATTTGTTGCAGTGGCACTTCTGTTTACTGTTGTTTTTTCATTTCCTGAATTTATAGTTGGAATAGAGGACGGAGAGTTGTTCTTAGGAGTTTCCAATATTCTCTTTTGAATATCATCAGATTGATCGGTTCGTATTTGCGATCCCACCCACAGATACTCCCAATCATTCCATTGCGTTCCAAAACCACGGGTATCATTAGCGTTTGAACCAATCCAATTGTCATTCTCCAACATGTTGTTGTTGTATACAACAGGACGAATTCCTGTTTCAAATTGAGTTTCGTACTGCTTGCTCAATCGTATAAAGCCAAGCCAATTCACTGTTCCTGTTGGATTCACAGTAATGCTCTTATTGTAACCTGAGGCATCAATATGTGTGGTTGTGGTGTACGGAAGTGTGAGTAAACCATCGGATGATAATGTTAGACTCTGAGCCGATGTTGCTCCAAGTGTGAGTGGGGTATGCAAGAACAAAGATCGTAGTTCGCCGTATTCGTAATCCACAGAGCAACGATGATTCACATCGCCAACATCGCCTCCCGCATGACCATAAAAATCATCGGCATAAATTGAGGTCTTTATTGGTTCAGAAGCAAATGTTATGGCAGTGCCACCATTCACGACATATGAATCTACTAATGGTTTGATTTGTTTTGCGTCTATTTCTCTCTCAGAGAAAGTCAGTTTGGAAAATACTTCAACATCATCAATGCGTTTCTCAACATTATTAATGTCAGCCATTGTGTAACGACGAACATCATTCTTTGTCACCACCACATCATTTGCTCTATGTGTATAAGCAGGAACAAGCAGCGTTGCAATCGTCATGGAATTTTCAGATTCTGGTGGCGATTGCGGAGCCAATTCAGATGCTCCCTTGTCAATTGAAAAAACGGTTGAAGCATCAGATGGATTAATCTTGAGACTTAATCTGTCTATTCGTGGCAAGAAATTTGTCCATGTTGCCGACGACACCGTCATCGACTGATAATCGCCATAAGGCTTGGACAAAATTGTGTCTGCTGTTGGACCACTGTGACGAAAGTCAGCGCAATTTGCAAGAGAAACTGTTCGTCCTGTTCGTGGATTAGTGAACAGCGGAATTTGATCGTAAGATATTCCGCTACTAATATACGAATGCTGTCCAACGAAAGGACCAAAAGCATATCCACCATGCAGCAGATATTTGTAAGTTGCCGATATAAATATTGAAGGTTTGGTGGAATATGTGGTACTCATTGTTCCTGGGATTATTGAGGTTTCTTTTGATTTCTTTACAAGCAATGCTGCATAATCATAAAATCCTTCTCGTTGTCCATCGTCCAATTCAAAATCACTCAATGCATCCGTGTTTGCCGATGCAGAACCTGTTGAAATACCAGAAACAGAATACACATCCCAATGTGGCAGAGTGATTCCAATTCTTCCGTTTATTGTTTGTAGCGTGTATGCAGTACTGGTCAGAGTATATGGGGTGCTTGTTTTAGTTCTGCATGTGCTAGAGGTGAAATCAACAGTGTATTTGTATGGAAGAACCATGCGAACCGAATTAGCAGCAGTAAATCCTGCTAGATCTGCACTGGTTGAAATTCCCAACACCACACTACCGCTGCTGGCTTTCACGCTTGTAGAGGATGTGCCAAAGTTCACAGGCGAAAGAGCCATTGCTGTTGTTCCTGGTCCCGCCTGACTAATCAAAGCATACTGTCCAACCACTGAAGCCGAAGATGTTGATGCAGGTTCTGTTGGAAGATCTGCAACCAAACTAATTGCAGTAGAAACACTTGGTAAATCCAACCCAGTGGTATTATTTGATACAGTGTATGTGGTGCTATTTCCAACAGCGACCGGAGTAAGAGTCTTGCTGACAATCTTTCCATAGAAAGTAAGAGCAGTGAATGCACTGATTCCGTGAGTCGGAGTAATCTCGTAAACCAAACAAGTATCGTTCACTCCACTACCAGTAATCGCAGGGAAAGTTACACCATTGCTCGGTGTAAAAACACTCAAAGTGTAACCCACACCAGCAACTGTACCATATACAACAGCAGTGGATGCGCCAGCAATCACAGATCCTGAGGACACACCATACAGATACATTGAGTACTGCGATCCTGTTTTACCTGCTCCCAAATTAGGAATCAATCCATGAACTTTGGCTTCCCCAATAACTGCATTGGAGGAGTTGCGGAATTTCACAACAGTAGAACCACCGTTCAAAGTATTCATATTGGTATATGCTGTGGATCCATAATTGATTCTGTCGAGACTCACACCAATAGAATTTCCTGTATTAAACACAAACGAAGAATTCACTCCGGTTTGCAGCACTCTACCTTTTGATATTCCTATAATGGTCGGATACTTGGTTTCTACTTCTGTTCCAAATATATAAGCCTTGCCAGGTCCAATTACGACATTCAAATTTTCAGAAACAGGAGAGGTTTCTCGAATACTCACATCAAACGGCTTTACCACATAAGAACCTGATTCGTCGTATGTTCGTTGCGCCAATGATTTTGCGAGATCACCGTAAACAATTTTATCTATTTTTTGAGTGACTTTTCCGTCTTCAAGTCGAAGCAACTCAACAAAGTCATCAGGGGTTTCTGCCAATCCAACCTGAGCCAAATCTAAATTTATAACAAAACGATCTGCCCCTGGTGCTCTATAATTCGGAGAACCATAAGACGGATCCAATAAAGTGGCATCTTGTGATGAGGTGATTGTGTCTCTTGTTATTGCAAATCCTACTTTTTTATCCAAAGCAGAAAAAGTAACGCCACCAACAGTTCCAGACAAATTGCGTTGATTGTTCTCGATGCTATATGGAGCAAAGGATTGCTCTGTGTTGAGAACAAATGCTCCATCCACATAAAATATTCCTTCGGCAACAGTGACAAGTTTACAAAGACCATTATGTGTTGCTCCGGCAACCACGAATGGAGAGTATCCCACTCCTGTACCCGTAGTAATTCCCACAGTGATTCCTGTTGTGGCGTTGCCAATCTGTGATGAGTATCCGTTCACATAATCTAAAACAACAAACAATTTGTCATCAGTTTCTGGAGGCAGGACATGAGCAATTGTTGCGCTTGCGGTTGCTCCATAATAAACAGTTCCACCAACCAAAGATTTCCAATCATCAGAAGCAAAACCTGCAAACGGAGTTCCTGTTCCTGTTTTTAAACCCAAAAAATTGGTGTTGCGAACAGTGATTGATGCGCCGACAATACGAGAGCCGTCTTTGAAAAGATGGTCTCCCATTTTTGAAATCTGATCCTGCAGAATGCTTTGCATCTGAGTAAGTTCTCGTGCTTGAACAGCATAACCTGGCTTGAACATGACACGAAGAAAACGATTATTTGCGTCAAAATCATCATAGTAGGGAGAAATATTGAAAATACTTGGATCGTATGACATTGTTTTCCTTTTAGAATCCTACTCTCAGTCTAAATTCGTCAGTCTGATTGGATATTTTTTGTATAGGCTGGATACTGTTTATGTATAAGATTTCTCCTGAATGGATGTTGATTTGTGGGGCTGTAATCTGACTCACAGCATAGCCGCCGTTAATGGACGAACCAGCATTCAATCTACCAAGTGTTGCGCCTGCAGTGGAGGTCTTTTTAAAAATACCAAACGGTTCTGTGAGATAAAGCGTTCCATTATTGTTGTCTGTTCTTTTCCATGCATAAACCGTTGCTGATGCGTAGTCTGAATTATAAGATCCACTCAGACCTTGTTCGATAAATGCCCCATTCAGCCAAGTAGTATCTGTTAAATTGCTTAATACGATGCTGGGCTGAGTAACAGCCAAGACGGTCAGTCCTGTATACGAAGGAACGCTGGCTTCATCGAAATATACAGGACTTGCACTAATTATTTTAAAAAGTTCCGCTGTAGTTCCTTCTGTTGCAAAAGAGAATCCCTTATTAACATAAATAGTTTCTCCATATCCCAACGAAACACCCGCAACCGCCGCCGTGACACCAGAAGACTGTCCGACTATTTCTCTGCCTGCTCCACTAACAAATGCATTGTTAGTAACATTCACGCTGAGTTTAGTAGTGCTGGACTTTGTAATTGTTCCTTGAGCAGTTATACTAAATCCGTAAGAAATTCCATCGACAACGATTCCTGCTGGAATAGTTTCAGTGATGGTTTCTCCAACCACAAATCCCGATTTTGGAGGAGACAGAGAAATTTCATAATTTTTTAGACGATCAGCCCATACGATAGGAGCAGTCTGATTGCTTCGGGCTTTCACCTGAACTCTTGTTTCTCCGTTGCTTACAGTGACACTTTTAACGGCGACCACAGGAAATGAAGCGTTTGATTCTGTTCCAATAATAAGATTGGCTGTTACTCCTGTTGTTGGAAAAAACGCTGTTTGAAAACTTGCGATGTTGTTCCATCCGGCTGAGCCAATGTATTGAAGAATGAGATCTGTAAAATACACGGAATCTGTTCCTGCAACAATATTACTTCCATCATTTAGTGTTGGATTTTTTATGATTCCAAATTTACGATACGATCCACCAACAGGAACAATATCTTCATCATACGAATCTAATTGTGTGATAAGAATAACATCTTTCACTCCTAATTCCTTCAATATATTTGAAGCATGACCTCCTTTGGGAGAAAGTTCTGCTTTTATTCGTGGATGAATAGTATTCAAAGAACTACCGTCAGATTTAGGAGAAACGATTTCCACTACGGCTTGACTATAGTCACTTCCTCTATTAATAAGATCGATTCCTGTTATTTTTCTCCATGATGCCTCGCCTGTTTTTCCAACAGTAACGAACGCAGTCGCTCTGCTTCCGTCTCCACTTATTCGTGCATGTGGTATTATATCGAATAAAATTTCCTGTGCAATATTATTATATGAGATAGAGAACGGATCGTATTCTCCGATAATAGAAAAAGTATATTGATTACTGTTTGAGGTGACACCTTGAATAATTCCATATTTATTGATATCAGATGGATTTGTTCCTGAGCCACTAACACCAACAACTCGTAAAGCATATCCAACATAATTATTAATGTCGCTGACAGCAAGATTGAATTTGTTTGTTTGTGTGTTGGAACTGATCTGATAAAGCGGACCAACACCAAAAGAAGAATTATATGCTGTACTGCCTGTAGCACCCATTTTAAATCTTTCTCCGTATTCACTACCCCTATAAACTGCGGCAGATGCTCCTGTCAATATAGCGACAGAATCTAATAGTCCAACACGAGTCAATTCTCCATTAACAGCACTTCTTTGAGCATTAAATTGCAGTGTGGTTTCGTTGTCTAAGCCTAATGTGTCTTGCTGTGTTTTTACAAAAAAAACAGGCAAATAGTCAACCAATTCGTAAGGCAACAAGGATTCTTTGATTGTGGTCATATACTTCCATGTATATCCATCATTGTATAATAATGGATTACTTGTTGTGTGTGTTGGTTGTATTTGTGATTTGGCAGTTGATATAGCGGGAGCACCAACACATTTATAAACATTGTTTGTTGAGGTTGTTATATAAAAAATCTTTGGGATAATTGAGTCAAACAAATCAATATTGTCTTGGTAGACATCAAATACTCTGTTTGACCATTGATTTCGTGGCAGCGCAAACACAATTTTACTCGGATCTAATTTTTTATATCCAAGAATACTACGCATGGTGTTGTATTCATCCACATCAGTATTTGCTGAAACAACAGGAACAATATCAGCACTTGCACCAACCGTTGCATCCCATGGTGTTGATTTACCCACAAACAAAAAATATTGATTGCGATTTGACGCAATATCATTGAGCAAAGCCTCGGCATATGTTTTTTTAATGGATGTTTTTAAAAGTAGTGGCATATTATTGTCCTAACGCAATATATGTATCTGTTTTGAGTATGCTTCCATCGGCTAGACGAGTTCCCGCAGACTTATAAACATAACCGTATACTGCATCAAAATCCTCGATAGAGATTGCCCCCAATGACACACCAAATGGAATTTTACTGCTTCCTGATTTATTAGGGTGTTTGGCGATATTCCAATATCCGCTAGTCACCCCAAATGCGCTTGGACGAGAAGAAACATAAACGCTAGGCATTACTGTTTCTACTCTATATTTTCGTGAAAGATATGAGTATATGATCTGTCGTTCTGTTTCTGCTAATACACGGTCGTAAATTATCACTTCGTAAATCACACCAGAGAACGAATAGGAAGGATTCAACAGAGCACTTGCCACGAAACTACTAGAATCCGTAGAATCAGACCACGGAGCGTCTAACACAGGAAGACAATATGCACCAAATCGTCCAATACTGAAAGAGTTTATATTATACGAGACCTCGTTTGCGGCAAAATTGTTTGCTGCTATTCCTCCAGGACTGCTTGTAGAAGAAATTCTTCGAGATGTTCCTGTAGAGTAATTTCGGGATTCTAATCCCGAATAGAAAGATCGTATTCTACTGTCTTTTTGTCTGTTCCATTCACCTATTGTAATATCGTCGGTGGAAATTCCTATGAGAGTTGACTGATTTGGATTGTATGCAATTCTTTGACTTGTGGTTGATCCCACATTGTTTCGCAGACCCACCAATCCACTCTCATACGGATAAAATGATTCAAAATTATCACTCCTCACAGGATAATATGCCGAGGTTTGTTTTGCCGCATCAGCATCAATATCGCTGTACGATCTGTGATACAGCAGGTGATCTGTTTCGCTGTCAAACGGAGTCAAGCCTGTTCCATAAAAATGTTCAGGATTCCAAATATCCACCGTGGCGGTGTCAGAACTTCCCAATCCACCACGAAGACCAATGCTATAGTTTCCCGCTCCACCAATTGTTCCTACTTGATAAAATTTTTGCCATGTTGTGGTCAGGTTGCATTTTTGATATGCTATATAGCCATTTGCTCTGATCAGTACAGTTGGTGTTCCTGTAGTGGAGCGCATCCATACCGTGCTAGTGGTTGGAACACTATCATATCCCGCAGAATAGTTTGCATTGATGATCATCAGCGAGTATTCATTGGTTGATGTGCCACCACCCAAATTAAAAGCAACTCTGTTGGCTGTATTGGTTCCGTTTGGTGCAGCAACTCCAGGAGTCACAATTGGGTACGCAGAAAGCGGTCCATTGCTATCCCGTGAACTCTTGTAAGCAAACCATAAAGTAGCATTACCAATTCCACCAGTAGTCATATCATTAGGAGAAGTCAAAAGGTTTGTGCGATCCCGCTCCACCGAAGGCGAGAAGTCAGCGAGCCGCTTAGAAGAACTCACCAAGCCTAATCCGTGGTTAGACTGCGTGTATCCAGCAGCCGTACTGCCTGCACGGAACGCAACAAATACCGTCATATCTTTTGTGAGAGTGATTCCACGGGTCAGATTAAAATGCTGTCCCGACTGAATCTTTTCTCCAATTGATCCCGAACCAAAAGATATACCCGATATAGTACCAAGAGTCACACCAACATAACCACCACACAATCCAGCCTGAGTCCACACCGTGTGTGGTCCATACACCACTCCTCCGTTAAATTTTATACCCGTGCGTCCTGCAATGCCACGATCCGCTACAACCAAAGTGGGACGGAGTTTATCGATAGTAACCCCTGAATATAACGAACCTGATGTCCATCCATTCCACCGTGGTGGTATAGCATGATTCTGAGATATGGATGCGTCACGCCAAATGTCCATGCTGCTACCTGTGATTAATGATCCACCACACACACCAATATTCTCTGGCTTCAACCACAGCGTTAATCCTGTGATTTTTGCGGGAGAAAATCCCACCATGTCGGGTTCAAGAATGCTTTCCTTTTTACCTCGCCAAGCAGTAATCCCACCTAATGCGCCGCCGAGTGGATTGTGAGCCGTTCTACCACCCTCTGGAACACTGCAATAGGTGTATCCCAAGAATCCTCCAGAACCGCCACGATTAAAAGTTGTTCCTAAAGGAGAAGTGGTGAGTCCTGCTGGTCCGGTATCGGCAGTGCCGCTGATATATGGATTGTATCCAACAGGATACAAGTCACCTGTATTGCCATATGATACCCCACCATCATTAATGATCCAAGAACCCGCAACAGTCACTCCGTTGTTTCGCAGATCAAATGTTGTTCCAAAGGTGTATGGAGTATACGCTCCAATAACAACAAGACTTGTTCCGCCTATACGAGTTACTTGTGTTGACGCATTAACATTAGATGACACAGCATATTCAAGCAAAACCGAACCAAACATCTTCATTCCTGCAGGATGCACCAATTCTCGCAACACAGAATAATAACGATCTATACTCACAGCAGATTTTAGTCTGTACGAATAGTCTTGATACTCGTCTCCATCGTACAGTTTTTGGGTGGAAGATATTTTTCCTTTGTTTCCAGAATAATAACCAGGATATCGGGTAATCGCTGTTGCTTGTAGTGTGATGCGTGCCGTACTATTTGATCCATTAGAACTAACCACTATTCCTGTCAGAGTATCATAATAATTGATACCCGAATTTTCAATAGCGATTCGTTTCACAGATCCAGCCAAACCTGTCTCAGAAATTTTAGCAGTAAAACCAACACCATTTGAAGAAACATATACCACATCACCAATAGAATAATTTTCTCCTTGTGTTTCCACATAAAATTCTCCGAGAACACTATACAACTGTTCTGTAAATGCACTCAATTCTGGCAGGGATAAATTATCAAGTGTTACATTTGCATTTGGAGAAAAACTACCAACTAAATTCACGAGATATAATTCTGTGACTGGAATGCCGTTTTGATAATATTTTTGAACTCGTTCAATGTCAGCCGATGCTATTATTTCGTTTGTGGATGTGAGTTGATATACTCTGCCACCAATAAGACTTTCGTGGTAAGACTCGTTCTTTCTTGTTATTTTTATAGAAATTTCTTCTATCCATTGTCCATCCGATGCTTTTAGTATGTTATTTTTAGGATAATTAAATTGCACATCACTGTCGTATAATACTCGGAATAAGAAACGATAAGCACTTTCTGTTCCTTTGCTTCCATAGAAATTTTTGATTTGCTTTAAAAGTGTCTTTTTGTTTGGTGTTTCGATATCCGTGGTGATAGCCAATATTTCAGGAAAACCGTTCATATAAGTGGATTTAAAATGATCATAAAACTCGTTCAGATTATTATCAATATCAATCACCGAGTCTAATTTTCTACTAACAAATCCAACATTTCCTGTTTGCTCCATCCATTCATAGTATGCTTTTATAAAAAGCACTAATTTTCGATAATCATTTCTCATGAAACTGGGAAATTGTTCCTCGATAAAAGGAGACAACACATCTTCTAAAGCCTCTGATGGTGTGTTTATGATTATGGATTTAATATCTGCCATTGTATTATCTGACTGCGTTGTTTATCACAGCATTATCACTATTTTCAGTGGTCATCGTCACCACGACAGAATCGTAGTATATAGAATTAATTCTTAGAATTTGATTTTCATCAGTGGTGATATTCGTGCTGTTTGGCTTCACAGTAACAATCAGCGGTACTGCTATTCCTGCAGATACAACAGGAATAAATTTACTATTCAGTGTTAATGTGCCTGTATTGTAATCCAAAGTTCCCACAGCAGGATACACAACAGAATACATTCCCATGTTTTCCATGTCTTCTTCCATTACATTCACCACACCATAGCCATCGTCTCGAAGCAAACTATAATTGTGTAGTACTCCAACCATGTCCATATGAGGAAATGTGGTAGAACTCAAAATAGAAGCATGACCCGCCATTGGATGATATAATGCATTCTTAAACTTGAAAACATATCCTTTTGATGCACGGACAACACTGATATCAATTATTTTTCGTAATAGAATCTCTGTGTATACCCCAAGAATAGAATCGTGAATTGCGTTTATGCCTTCCACCATTTTAGAATAGTAAAAATTACTACCAAATCGTTGCAGTATGGTAGAAGAATATCCATACACATAAGCCATTATAAGAGCCTTCAGAACAGATGGACCAACAGGAATAGTTGTTGGATTGTATACAACAGATATATCAAACACCAAATCCGTATAATCAGGATCTACTATTTCTGGAGTGATAGAAACAACAGCATATTGTTGTAATTGTTTTTCTAAAGCAATCTTCTCGCTTCTTGACAATGCGCCACCTGAGATTGGCTTCACAGCAATATACACCTTTCCGTACTGTGGTGGAGTCATCATTTCGCCGCCGTATGTACGAACCGATGATGCGTTCGGATAGAGTTTATAAACCAAAGCAGAATAATCAGATGTCGTGACTGCACGGTTGCTTGTCTGATAGTATTTTGGAGCAGTAAACTTGATGCTTGAAACACTCTCTAGTTCAGAGCCACCAAACGATTCAGAAGCCGTACTGCCTGTGACAGGATCGGCAGCAAACGAGATGGAACTTATGCCTGCGTCCACCGATGTGAATGCTACCACGCCGTTTGCCGCTGCTCCATTAGTCTCGACATATTCTATGGATACCACATTTCCTGTGGTTGGCTGTTTGCCCAACAAACCATCACCAAAATACACCTCATATATTCCTGCATCTTTTTCTTGCAGAAAATAAACCAAAGAATTCGGTGTCAGAGTCAAATAATCTGTTCCTAGCGTCCATACATCCGATATGCCTGTTGTGTCTGTGACTGACGAATACACACGAACCTTTAGTGTCGTCATGTCTGCTTTTTCGTTTGGAATCACAAGATAAGAACCGATCTTTGTGTCTCGGTTGTAGATATAGGTGATTTGTCTGATTGAACCCTCAGACAAACTAACAGAATGAAAAGCCGTGGCACCGGCTGAAGCAAATGCAGTTTCTGTGTTTATAAATTTGTAACGAGTTCCTTGTGGATTTGTTCCACTGAATTCACTTCCTCTTGGAATGAATGTGTCAGAACCAGCAATGTTTGTGAGATTGATGTCTACCAATGCTGTGGAAGATCTTGTAGACGATGGCGTGTAACCTAATTGCTTGGCATGGCTCACTATGGATGGACGAAGCAGGGCACTATCCAAAAACATCTCGTTTGCCACCATGTTTGTATAGAACGCCTGATAGTGAGTATTGTATGCCAACACATCCAACAAGGTGCTCATCACGGAACCATCAAAATTGAAATCTTTCAGTGCTGTTTGCGATTCCATATAGTTTCGCAAAGACTGTTTTATTCCATCAAAATCCAATCCAACCACACTAATGCTATTATTTTGTGCCATTAGCGAATCCTTTCTAGTACTGTTCGGAACTTGTTCTTTTCGCCACTGACACGCAAGCCAAACTCTATGCTGACTTCGTAACTATTTGTGTCTGCCGAAGCCACTACATCCACAAAAAGTGAGCCAATTCTAGGCTCATGCTTTCGGAGAGTGTCTAAAATCCTGTCACGCATCTCAAAAGTGGTGATGGCATCAATTGGCTCAAACAGCAAGACCCGTAAAGATGCTCCAATATTAGGTTGAAATAAACGCTCTCCACGAGCCGTGGATAAGAGATTTTGTATGGATCGGCGAACCGCCGTCGTGTCCTCTAAAACCAATAAATCTTTTGTTTTTGGATGCATTCCCATGGTGGGATCAACATCCGAGTATAGGACATCTCTTTTTGGCTTTGCTTGGTTGGAATTGAGGTAGTACGGCATTGTAGGTTATTTATGTGCGTGAACAAGGTGATTGTTGATTATTCTGTTACTGCTTTCCACCACATCACCTATCAGCGTTTCCGTGATGCCTTCTGCATGCAATTCGTCCATTTCTGACAGATCACACCAATGACAACACACAAATCCCATCGGAGTCAACAAGTCTTCGCATTTCAGGGGACTCACACTGAAATATACAACATTATTTATCTCTAAAATTGAGCGAAGCGACGAATCTGTGAGATCAGACACCTTGATGATTTTGTGTGGTTTTGTGTCAAGCAATTCAACCAATTCCATGTATCGGGTCAAAAGCACATCCTGTGTCTCCAACAGCATACCAAGAACACCTTGAGCGCAAGATTCGTGCGTGATAGAGAATCTCTTTATGGATGTTCCGTTTGAAAACTTGCCACCATTATGAAACTGAAACACCAAAGACCGTGAAGCACGAATCAGTACACGAAGTTCTGTAAGGGCTTCATGCACCTTGGAATGCGCCTGCATGGATGCCGATTCTCGTTTCGTGTTCCATTTCAATGATATGTGTTTCTTTTTCAGCATGGAAACCACTCCAAGACCCACTCCCACGAGCAATGCTCCAGATAGTTCTCCCAAAGAAAATAAAACATCTTTCAATGAAGATATCATGGTTGTTGCTTCCGTCATCTTGTGGTGCTTCCAAATCCTGGATTTATTGCTTGGTTGAGTGGATTTGCGGCTCTTGCCTGATCTATAAAAGCGGGATTCAGGATTCCTTGTTTGAATCCCACTCCAAATTTTGAGCACGGATCATTTGAAAAATTAATAGCAAAATTGATATTAGTGAATTGTGACACGAAATTCACAGCATCTATATACATTCCGTTCACCTCATCAATTGCATTGTTCAAGCCTGCAGCAACATCGGCAATCTTGTTGGTTATTTTTTCCAATTCTTCTGCCATGTTTGCTATTTGTTTTCCTAATTCTGATGCTGTTCCGCCATCCAACTTTCCCAACAGTTTGTTCAAATCGGCTTGCACATCAATGGCAACATTTAGTTTCATTTTTCCGTCTTCTGTGACTATTCCGATTTTTGCTCCCACATCTAGTCCATCAATACCCAAGGCACATTGCAGATTCACAGCAGCACTCACCGTGCTAATCAAAGACAATAAATCTGGTCCTGTGCCATTATTACTCACTCCACTCAACTGATTGGATACTGTTGAGTAGTTATTCAAAACAGCAGTCATATTTGAAACTCGGTTTATCAGAGTAGATATTTGTGGATTTCCGCCGTTTCCATATAATAAACCATTTATTGCGGATGCTTTTGCCGAAGCCGCAGCAAAACCTCCCTGAGCATTATTTATTTGTGATGCAACAGGATTTTGAAATACTGGATTATTTCTTCCCCAATTCACAGCGTCCTTCTGTGCGTTTGAAATTTTTGCCCCGCAAGGGCACTCTGGAGTTGGTCCTACATCTGCCATTTTTAATCCTTTATGCTGTTTCTACTGACGAAGAAGATGTTGCAAGATGTCCACATGTGCCTTTACTCATAGCCTCAACACAAACAGGAATCCCATCAACAATAAATCTAGAACTACCATTTATCATGATTGCATTACTATGTGGAGGCTCTTGTGGTTTCGGATCGTGCGGTATTATTCTGTCTCCTTGTAGAGAAACAGGAAAGCCGTCAATGAAAACTGTTGCGCTTCCTCCCACAATCAATCCTCCAGCCTTATCTATGTTTGCTCGGCATACTCTTCCCATATCTACTCCTTATTGAACATTGACCTTTGCTGGACGAATTGTTGGTTCACCAGAATTCATTTCTATCTTGCCACCCTGTGTCACAACCATGACTCCAGCATCACTGATAAACGAAACAGATTTACCTGAAAATGCTATGTCACCAGACGAGAAAAATTCCATCTGTTTGGCAGATGCTTTGAAGTCGCCCTCGCACTGCAGATTCACATTTTTCTTAGCCAATATGTTTGCGTCTCCACTTATTTGAATGTTTGCATTTGTTCCAACTGTGATATTCATGCCACCGACCAAAACAATATCAATTCCTGCTTCGCCAGCGATGTAAACCTTTTTATCTCCAAGGCATATTTCGTATCCATTTCCTATAATCTTTTCAACCTTTGTGCCGTCAGGATCAGTCTGCCATCCATTTCCAATCTCGGTGAATGATCCCGACGAATGATATTGATGGATGCGTTCTGCTCCCGCCGTGTCGTCAAACTCTTGAATATGACCACTTTCCGTGTATCGCACATGATTTTTTGGATAAACTGCGGCATACGGCGTGATTGGCTCGTTCCATGATGTTTTATTCTTCATGTCAGGAATACTTGGAATCCGTGTTTGTGTCGTGGCAATTTTCATACCATAGATGGTATTTTTCATTTGCTCGGCTGACTCGTTGCGTGTCAGTCTGTTTGTGTCTGTTTCGTTCACCACGGAAACACCCAACGGATACTCTTCGTTGTCTACGCCTTGTTGTGTGGCAGGATATCTGCCTGATTGATCATAGAATCCTTGAGGTTTTAGTGGATTTTTGGAAGGAATACCACCAAACGAACCAATCATCACAGGATCTTGCGCTTCTTCACCGTCACGAAAGAATCCAAACACATGAGAACCCACTAAAAGACCTGTGGGTGATGTTCCAATACCCGACAAAGCCGCAGAGGTAATTGGTTGCATCGGATACGCCCACGGTAAATCGGCAGTGGACAATTCCAACAAATCTTCAGAATGATATCCAAACACACGAACCCGACACCGACCCAACATCAATGGATCGGCTACATCCTCCACCACTCCATGCCACCAACAAAAATTACTCTGTCCTGCAAATTGCGTCATGTTATAATCCCTTTGCATTTCTTGACAATTCCACTGTGCACATATATTTCTGTCCCATCTTGTGACAGATAGAAGTAATCATGTAATCTCCACTCAGATTCTTGTCGTCTTTTTCATCCTGTAAATGACCGTCTGCTGCTATTTTGGGAACAGTGATTTCCATGAGTTGACCCACACGCTTGTTGCTGTCTCCGTAAATATTCACCACTACCTTTTGAGTCATCATGGTGTTGATCATATATTTTCTTTGTAAGAAATATTCTTCTATACGAACATTATCTATGATGTTATTCTTGCTTGTATAAACCGTGTAAGGTGTGAATGGAAGATATGAATATGTACCCGAACTCTTATCAAAAAATTCATTGCTTCCTTTCACTCTGATGTAATGAGGGGCTGTTCCCATCTTCTTTGAGTCTGCAAAAACATCAATTTCCCGAAATCTCATGTCTCGTTTTTCTTTGCGTAACAAGTCATGAACGGTTAGTTTGGAAGATATGATACCTGATCCTATATTTTCCACCATGTCAAACCGTGTTTTTTCTTCCAAAGACTGTAGTCTGTTGTACATGCTGGGAAGACTGCCTTTAGTTTTGATTCCTGAACCCTCGTTGGTTTCTGGGTTTCTACTCATATTTTTATTTGTATAATAATATAAGTCTTTGGTGGCTTCACCACTTTTTATCAGACTCAATAAACTCTGAAAACGATATCCTTCCACTGTTTCATAAAAGAAAAATGGAGAGTATTCAGTGGCAACACCGCAAACAGCACGACGAGCAAGCCATGTGACGGCTTTGAATGGTGTGTATGATCTTGGCAGAACATATACAAAATTATCTGCTGTGGGTTGCACAGACAGCGTGTCTTTCCACAAATATTCGGGGAAGTGTTTTTTGAAAATTTCACCAACCATGCTGGAAACGGTTCCCTTTACAGAATATCCACAATACTCCGAGTAATTGAAATAGCCGCCTTCGCTGATGAGATGCAGCACATATTGCTGTCCTCTACCATTCTCATCAATTATTTGTTGATCAATCTTATAAATTTTGAAAGTTTTCTTTATTGGTTCCATGCCGTCAAAATCGGTTCGGAAACTTAATTCCAAAGTTTCCTGACCTCGTATCGGCAAAACTTCTGCAATGTTCAATCCATCATTCATGTATATCTTGGCAGTCATATACGGAGAAAACATGTCTTCGTAAATTTCCATGTGCGAAAACAAAGCACGAATATTCACGCTTGTGCCTGTGACTTCTGAATGCAATATCAATTTATCAATCACATAATCGCCTGCTTTTGTGATGTCACTACCTGTTGCATTCGGCATAATTTATACTCCCAATACGGATTTTAGTTCTTTGAGTGCCTGATTCAAAAATACAGGACTCAATATCTTTATGGTTCTCTTGGCTTCGTTGCTGTCCGTTTCGTACTGATAATTGCTTGTTGCATAGTCTGTGACTTCACTGCCACTCACGCCCATGTATTTTCCAATATAAGTTTGCCAAAATTCCACTGTTGCTCCTGTTGCTCCGCCTCGTGTCGTGGCAGGAAGCGCACATCCAACCACGGCTCCGTATCCTTCATAATCAGAACTTTGATATGCAAGAGGATCTACTATTGGAGTTTCTAATGCTCCGTTAGAGCCGTCCACTGTTCCTGTTGGTCTGTCAATGCTGAAATGATTCGCACCCAAATAAGCAGGCACTATTTTGCGAATATAGATGGCGGTTGTTGCGCCTGACGGCAGAGTTACTGCTGCTTCCCCAACCGAAAACTTGGGAGTCTGTACACCCAATTCACAGAATGTTTCTCGGTATGATGTGATGGGTTCTGAATTTGCTCCTTGGGTCAACAAACATCCACTAGAATACGCAAAATTATAAGTAAAGCCTTTAGCCGCATCAGAAAAATAAATCATGTTGCCCGAATATTTTTTCTGAATATATTGCTCCATTGTTGTTTGCGATTTACACCATCCATGATACGGATCAACAATGTTATTAGTAAGCAAAATGATCCAATGATTGTTGCTGTTGCCGTACACTCTGTTGGCAATATGTTCGGGTCGCTCTCCGTCTTTGATAGAGTACTCCAAGAAAGCAGCGGAATTGTTTATTTCATCAGAAAAAGCAACTCTTCGGATAATATTTCTTGCGATTGCATATGCTTTTTTATCGCCCATATAGTATGGGTACGGAACAATTGGAAAGTCTTGAAAATACATTAGTATCCTGCTCCTATGTCTTCTCTTGTGAGTTGCGTCATTTCCGAGAATGAAAGACTCAATGTATACGCAACTGGAGAATTATCAGGTAATGTGGAAAAGATACCAGTTGGGGTATAATCAACTGCAATACCTGTAATGACACACCTAGAGATTTTAGGTATGTGTTCGTTTTCTGCAAAACCGTTTGGTGTGGATGATATGAATTTGATTGTGAATTCTGCAGGAACACGCAACACAATTTGAGGATCGTTTGCGTTCTCTGTTCCCGAATACTTGGATGGCGAAGAATGATAGCGGAAGGTTTCAATGATATCTTTGATCATGTTGACTTCATCTTGATTTCTCGGATAAAAATCCCATGAAAAACTAAAATTTCGTATGTCTTTTTGCTTGAACAGTTTTTCTATTCTGGGATTGAGAACCATGCCACTAACAGCGGTTGCAGCATTTGCTAATCCGCCACCCTGCGCTAAAAATGCACCAAGAAGAGCCTGCCCTGCAAGTGAACCAAAGGCTCCTCCCACCGCAGCATTTGCTCCTGCAACGCTTCCTGTGATTTTTGCCATGTCTGCATCATCATACGAGAAAGCATCGTCTCCATTTATTCGTGAACAAATTGGCAGATACACAGACACCATCTGATCATAAGATGGATCTTTTTGACTCAGTGCATCTTTCATTGTTCCTTTTGATATCCGATCCGTGTATGCTTTTCCAAAATCTCCACCTATCACCTTGTTGATTCTTCCTCCCAACACGGTGGAATCTTTACTCAATTCCGTGGCACCAAATTTTTCGGTTGGTGTTCCCAAATTGGACGAGATTGTATTCAGCGTATCTGTTTGATTCTTTACATTTCTTTCCATACTTTTTTTGGATTCTGCTCGTTCGGCAGCATTGTTATTTGCTGACATTGCTGCGCTTGCTGCTCCGGCGGCGGATCCAGCACCCAACAATGCTCCAAAAGAAGCGGCTCCCGAAGCCTTCCTAGTAAGAAACATATTATTTGTTGCTTCAGCCGAAGCCGTATTGATTAGTGCATCAGATGCTGCATAACCGCCTTCATTCAGATTCAGAGTATTCAAATCGTCTTGCATACCCTGCAGAGTCTGCATGGATTCTCCCTTGAGTTTTTCTCCTGCCTTTTTTAAATTCGTATCTTCTTCCCATCTCCAATAGATTTTGAATTGCATGACATGAGGCATGTCACTTTTTGGTGATCCTATTTCTTGCGGATATCTCAATACTAGAGGCTTGTCACGAGATCCATTTTTTGGAGTGAAATTTTCTAAACTAGCCAAACCGCTATTTTGAGTTGGATCGTTTGCCAACACATCACCCCGAAGAGCATCTCCTGGACGGTTAGATGCCAAAATAAGTCCCGATTTGGTTGCATCCCTAGACTGTCTTTGTAGTGTGGCGGCGTTTATTTGGTTTTGATTTGCTGGTGGGCGAATTGGTGGGGTTGCCATTTTACGATTTCCTTTTGGGTTCTTCTACATATCTATATGGCATACAAAGGATATTTCACGCCCACACAACCCACCAAATACATGGGCAATCCAACCAAGATAGTCTACAGGAGTCTATGGGAGCGTAGGTTCATGAAATATTGCGATCTAAGTGAAACAGTTGTTCGTTGGGGATCTGAAGAGGTTGTGATTCCTTACATCAGCCCGATAGACCGAAAACCACACCGTTATTATGTTGACTTCATTGTGGACATGAAAACCACGGCGGGTGCGGTCAAAACAATGCTCATAGAAGTGAAACCCAAAAAACAATGCCGTGAACCCAAGAAGCCCAAGCGAAACACCAGAAGTTATATTAATGAGGTTCATACATGGGTGGTGAACGGCGCAAAATGGAAAGCGGCAACTGCGGCGGCGGCACAGCGAGGATGGGAGTTCAAGGTTCTGACTGAGGACGATCTTTTTAAACACAAAAAATGAAAACCAATACGACACCACAACAACTCAAACAACAATCTGAAGACCTGAAGCAGTTGTTGGAAGAAACTCTGACAGGAGTGGGCGCAACCAACACATCATACACCGAACTCCTAAAATATCTGTCTGAGGCAGGAGAATTACATATGCCACAGAGATTTTTGCCGGGTCAAATGGTATTTTTCAAGTACAAACCGCAAGACTCTCGTTTCATGGCATCCACCAACCCATACGACATGTTTCCTCTTGTGATTATCACTGCTGTGAACCGATTCGGATTTGAAGGCATAAACCTTCATTTCATTGCTCAAAAATGGAGACGAAAACTGTTTGATGCCATAGAGCAATCTCTACCTGTAAGATTATCTGGTGATCCTGCTCTGACACGACTCGGAGCCACTTACGAGCGACTTGATGGCAGAAGAAAATTTGCATTTTTCAAACCGTGCTATCGTTCATATCTACGAAGAGGGTTTCGTAAATTTCCCATTCAAATCCCACAAGATTATTGGGATGTGTTGGTTGATACTGATCTTGCTCATTTCATCAAAGGTAAAAAAATGGCTATTCGCCGTGCTGCATACAATTCCGCAATCTTATCAGGAAACAAACCATGATTCCCAAACCAAAACCAGTACCACAAGAACGACAGTCATCAAGTATACGAGATAATGGTGCTGCTTCTGATCAGCAATTCCTTGGATCATCCGGAATTGGTGGCATGGTGGACAGCATAACAAGAAATGGACTACTCACCACGAATCGTTATGTGGTGGAAATTTCACCACCCAGAATATTAGCCGCAACAACATCCGATACTATCCGAAATCTGACATTACGATGCTCTAGTGCAACACTTCCTGGTTTTGATATTGGTTCACAATCTTACAGAATATATGGTCCAGCACGACAAATGCCGTATGATATTGTTTACAGCGGACAATTGAGTTTCACTTATATTGTTTCTCGTGACATGAGAGAACGAGCATTTTTTGAAAAATGGATGTCTAATGTGATAAATCCCACAGACTACAAATTAGGATTCTATGATGATTATACTTCTAGAATGAGAATCAGCATATTAGACAGAGGAGACATAATATCATATCAGTCCTTGGTGGAAGAAGTTTATCCGAAAACAATAGGAGAAATCACAGTTGCAAACGACCGTGAAAACGAATACATGACTCAAGAAATGACATTTGCATTTCGCAAATATACTTCTAATTTTTATGCTGCCACAGACACCGGAAATCAAGGTGGGGACGGAGCGGGTCAAATTCCTGCAAAAAGCAAAGATGCATTTGGTTTTGGTTCACTTTTGGGTAGTCTAGCAAATCGGACTAATAGCATCGGAAAGGGTCTGTTTGGTTGATTCGGAACAGCATAAATACAAATAGTGTTTGAATTTTATAATAATTGAACTAATAGGAAATACAATGGAAAAATTACGAATTGCTCCTGCTACTATCCCATCATACAATATGACTCTGCCAGTATCTGGCGTGGTTGTGAAATATCGTCCCTTTGTTGTGCGTGAAGAAAAAGTATTACTGATTGCATTACAAACCAACGATCCAAATCAAATAATTGATGCGATACGAAACATCATATTGACCTGTACATACAATCAGATAGACACCAAGAAAATTCCTGCTGCCGATGCAAATTATGCAATGCTGCAAATAAGAGCACGCTCGGTGGGAGAAGAAGTCAGACCTGTTGTGAAATGTTCCAAGTGCGAAGGCAAAACACCAATCAAGATCAATTTAGACAAGATACAAGTAACCAAAACCAAAAAAGAAGAAATCAGTCCAAACATAGAAATCAATGAGGACACAACACTCATCATGCGATTTCCCACCATTCATGATCTTGATGTCACCAAAGATCCAACAAGCATGGTGTTTGATATGGTTTATTCGTGTATTGATAAAGTGATGCATGAGGATAAAGTATATGATCGTGGCGATGTGAATGAAGAAGATATCCAATTATTTGCGGAAAATCTCCTGCCCGATCAATTCAAAAAGATATCAGAATTTTTAGAATCTGCTCCCACAGTAATATATGAGTTTTCGTTCAATTGTCCAAACTGCAAGAGCAAAGTAAAAGTTGAATTGGAGAACATTTCAGATTTTTTTCTCTGATGCTGACACACAACAATCTGTCAGCATATTTTCGTACTAATTTTTCACTGATGCAACATCACAAATACTCGTTGGATGAGTTGGAATCACTAATTCCTTGGGAGAGGGAAGTCTACATAAATTTACTTATATCTTATTTGAAAGAGCAAAAAGAAAAAATAAAAAATAGAAAGTAAAGTAGTCGGACAACATGGCAAAAAAGAAAAGTAAAAAAATAAAAATGGTAGAGTCTCATGAGGCTCAGACTATAGGTTTTTTACAACGATCTGGTGTGCCTGCTGGAGACATGAAAAAACTGATAAACGAAATTCATGAACTGATTGAATTTGGCGGAGTTTCTATTCCTGAAGCACATCAAGAAGCATTGGAAAATTGGCATCAGCGAACTGCTTTTGCTGCTTTGAAAGAATTAGAAAAAGAACACAAAAAACAAACAGAAGATGTTGCCAAAGCAGCAAAGCGAGCCATTGCTGCCGCTAAAGCGGTTACCAAAGCAAACGAAGCCGCCGCTCGTGCCGCTGCTAAAGCCGCAGCCAAAGCCGCTAAGACTGCTGCAGTGACTGTTCCACCAACGCCCGCACCAACGCCCGCACCAACGCCCGCAGCAGAACCAGCAGGACCCACTGTGATGCCTCCTAGAAGTGCCGAACCACCTCGTCAAGAAAGCGGCATCCGAAAAGCACTCGGAAAGTCACTAACCAAAGAAGAACAAGAGTATCAAAAAACTCTTGATAAACTTCGTCTTGATGCTGAACATACAGTTCAATCCAACGAGGAATTGTTTGGTACAAAATACGATCAAACCATAGATCAGTCTACAGCATACGAATTATATGATGGTGTGGTTCGCTTGGGTGAATCTGCAGCAAAAGCAAGAAAAGCAGAAGACAAGCAAAGACTGTTGGCAAGTCTGAATGCCTATAAAAAAATAGTGATGAATTTGGCTAAAGAAGGAAACGACAAAGAAAAAGAATTAGCAAACAAACTCTTAGATGTCATTGCTTCCATAGAAAAAAAACTATCAAAAGGTTCGGGTGAAGTTGGACGACTAAAGGAAAAATTAGGAGATTGGGCGCAACAATTACCAGAAAACTTAGCCGCTAAGATTCCTCTTGTTGGTGGATTTCTTTCTGGAATGATTCAACGAAAAAGAGAACGAAAAGAAGGCGAAGAATACGAAAAGCAAGACATTCTTGCTGCTGCATCAAGAGGAACAGGTGGTACGAGTCTGTTTGGAACATATAGTGGCAGAAGAGGTGGTATGGGTGGCATGTCGGAATCTGCGATTGAAGGCATTTCAACTGGCGGCACTGATTTGGGCGGCATGGATGATACCATGGAAACAGGTACTATCACCAAACCAGAAAGATCAACAGGTTTGGGTGGTGGAGAAACCATACGAACACTGCAATCCATTTTGATTCAAGTTTCTGATATCAAATCTTTGATTCAAGGACAAACAAACCCTGAAGCGGCAACTGATGCTGCAGAAACCGCAACAGAAGCCGCAGACAAAGAACAAGACTTTTTAGATAAACTCAAGGGTTTGTTTGGCGGTGGTAAGGGCGGCAAAGGTGGAGGTGGAGCAGCAGGAGGAGCAGGATCGGGCGGCGGGATCATGGATGTCGTCGAAAATATGGTTGGAGGTGGTATTGTTGCCACATCTCTAAAATGGATTGCCACCCAAGCACTCCCAATAGTTGTAGCCGCAGCAGGAGGACTTGCAATTGGAACTGGTGTGGCGTACGGCATAAACAAACTTATAGATTTAGCCGTTGGTAATAAACCAGGCGAAGGCTTGGCAGACTTTCAGTTCAGAACAGAAACTTATGGTTTTGGTGCTCAAGAAAACAAACAAAGAGAAATTTCTCAACAAAGCAATGCGGCGGCGGCGCACGAAGCAAAAGCCAACACACCAGAAAACAAGAAAAAAAGAGCGGTTGATGCATCAGCCGATCCACGATCTTTGTCTGCTTCAGTTTTGTCTGGCGCATTGACTCCAAAAGAAGCATCTGATGCATTGGATGCATATCAACAATTAAATCCCAATGATGAAAATATTTCGCAATATAAAAAAGATATTGATGTTGCCTATACGAAAACCACAAAAATGGCTGCTGGTTCTACCGTTCAACAAAGAAAACTGAAAACAAAAAGCGAAGCACTAGAAACAGAAACCCAATATGCAGGCGATATTGTTTTGGGAGAAAAAGAAACAATACTAGATGCAAGCAAACAAAAAGATCAAAAAACAGTGGTTGGTGGGGTACGAGATCCTGTAACAGGTCTTTTCAAATATGGTGGGGAACCTCAAGATTATAAAAAACAAATGATAACTTTGGGTTACCTGACTGATGGAACTTCAGGAAAAAAATTCGACGAGGCGGCGAAGTTAGAAGCAGAAGCATGGAAAGCCGAGCAAGTCGCTTCTGCTGTTCCTACAGCCGCTTCGGGTGCTGTGATTCGTACAGCCGCTTCGGGTGCTGTGATTCCTACAGCCGCTTCGGGTGCTGTGATTCCTACAGCCGCTTCGGGTGCTGTTGCATCTGATCAATATGATATTGATCCGGATACAGGAGAGAATCTTGGACTATCATTTACAACCCAATCAGAATCATCCACTACAGGAAAATTACTTTCTTCGGCAACATCAGAAACTCCAGTTGGAGCAGCCACGGCACAATTAGACAAATCTCGTGAAGGATTAGAAGATGCACAATTCGTGGGTCCAATGCAGCCAGGAGCAAACAATTCCAACACTGTGATTGCTCCGAAAACAAACAACACAACCATCAACAATAATGTTGGTGGTGCTAGTACACGCAACAACGATCCAACTCTGAAATCCGCAGAGCGTGGTTCCATATAAAAGAAAAAGCACGCCGAAGCGTGCTCTTTCCGTGCTGCAAAACCAAAGTCTGTACTTACTCGTCGCCAGCCAACTTCTCGAAGTACGACAAAGCGTCTTCGGTGTCGTCTGATTCAACTTTCTGCTTCGCTTCTCGCTTCGGCGCAGGTGCGTCTGCCATTGCTGGCTTTCGTACTGTGCGAGGAGAATCATCATCAAAAGATGCAGATTCAGCACCACCCTTTGCAGCAGATTCGCTCACAGAAGAACGGATATCGCTACCCAATACTTCGTGTAATCGTGCCTTCAACTCGTCATAGGACTTGAAGTTCTTTGGATCAGTGAATTCTTTGAGTGCGTACTGCCGCTTCCATAACTCTTCAAGAGCCTTGTCATCGCCACCAAGCAGCGGTGCAGGAGTCGCAAACTCACTACGATCATAATTCACATATCCGTCAACCTGACGAATCTTCAATTTGAAATCAGCACCCGCCCAAAAATCAAATGGGTTGATTGCTTTTTCGTCCTGATATTGAGGATTCATTACTTCTTGAATCTTTTCAAAAATCTTCTTGCCGTAACGAAACAAGAAAACCTTGCCTTCGTTGTTCGGATTCTTTGGATCAGACACAACATAAACATTAGAAATGTATGACAATCGACGCTTGCGATCACGAGCAATCTTCTTGTCGTCGTCGCTGCCGCTGTTCCATAATAGTGTGTTCATTTCCGAAACAGGATCTTTCAAGCCAATGGTTGTGAGCGAGTTCTCAATATACCATCCACCTGTGCCACGAAAGCCGTGTGTCCATGTTCTTGCCCATGGCAGATCTTCACCTTCAGCAGCAGGCAAGAATCGCATCACAGCATAACCATTTGACGCTTTGTCTAATTCAGGCTTCCACAGGCGATCATCCTTGTACGATTCGGAACGCTTGTTCAACTTCTCCATCTCGGCTGACAGGCTTTGGTAGGAAGTTGGTGACTTGGAACGAGACTTCATATCTTTGAAACTCATAGTGACTCCTTGTTGTTGTGTACTCAATGTACGGTTTGTGCAATTGTGTTGATATAGATCAGACACTCTTATTTAGATAACATACCACATAAAAGTGCTTTGTCAAGTTCTAAAATATTAGACTGGTAATTTTGTTTTTCGTGGCAGCAGATTCAACTCTTGTCCTTCAGCCTTGATCTTTTCGATCAGAGGCTTGTTTAAGAATTTAGCCGCTACTTGTGGTTCAATACCGTATCGTTCGCATACAGCAAGCACCGCATCAATATATGAAACTCCAAACGACTGTGCGTGAGTTTCTACTTCTTTTGGGAACCGTGCATTATTAATTTCCATGTGTGCCTTTCTGTGCAATCATATTTAGAATTTGTTTGTCGTGAGAAATCATAATAACAAAATCACAAAAAATGTCAACTGTAAATAGAAATGAAATATACGGATTTTGATTTGCGGTGATGCGTTTGATAGTGGTTTTGTGTGTTTGGTGTTCCGATGCCTGTTTTGGTTGGGAACGCTGTAGCGGGCATTCTAGGGGCTTCCACGGCAAAGAAACCGCCCACGGCATCCCAAAAACAGGGGTTTATTCGCTTACACTTATCGGACTAAAGATTTGGTTTTTTCTGTGTGCTTGGAGCGGCGTTCAGCCGCTTTCCACAAGCCTTCACTGAAACCACTGTGTCTGCCGTGAGCATAGCCACGACTATACGCTCTCTGATAAAACATAATCTGCGCCAAAACAAAAAGAGACACAGCCGACACACCGAAAGAGATTGTTGTGATTGTTTCCATATCCATATATTGTATTTCAGAGGAATTGAACACAACAAAAACAAATGACTCCAATGGGACTCGAACCCATAGTAGCCGCCTTGAAAGGGCGGTGATTTATCCGGTTAATCTATGGAGCCAATACGCTACTCTTTTCAATGTCTATGGGACAAAGAGTAGCAGAAACCTGTGTGGTGTTGGTTTAGTATCCGTATGGTGTATAGTTTGGAACAACCACAGGAACTCCCATACCCATACCGCCCATTCCCATGCCCATACCACCGTAGCCACCATAAGCAGAGCCATAACCGTAATCACGCACATGAACCGATTGCTCGTTTGTGCCTGTGTAATTAGGATTGTAATTGAAACCCTTGCTTTTATTCACATAAGTCTCAGTTTTTCCGTCAGGCATTGTGACTGTACGAGTAATATTAGTTTCCGTTGCACAACCAACCACAGTCAAAACAGCCAATACACCGATAATATTAGAGAAGCGCATTTTATATTTCCTTGTTATTTTTAAATTTAGCGAACTATGAACTGACCATTATAAATTGGATACACAGGAACACATGGTCCTCCGTAATACGGCACGACTACAGCAGGATAATACGGCACACCATAGCATCGTGTGAACGGCGAATAAACAGGAACAATTCCATAACCACCATAACCACCATATCCTCCACCATAGCCACCACCATAACCTCCGCCGTAGCCACCACCCGCACTAATACTTCCACCAATACTGTAGTTGCTTACTGAACCACCGTTTTTATCGCCACTCCAAGTAGTCTTGTTGTATTGACCACCAAAGTTGACTTGACCTCCACCAACACTACCACCACCAAACTGAGCAGCGGCAGAAGCAGTGAAAAGTCCAAAAGCAACAAGCAAAGCAGACGCAAGTTTCTTGAGTTTCATTTAAGAACTCCTTTCGTGTAATGATTGTATCAAAATATTCCCAAACCGTCAACCCTTACTTGGGTTTTTTAATATTTGATTTGGGGGTGTTATAGGAACTAATACCTTTAGAATTACTTCTAATCTTATCAATAGCATTCCGCAAGAGAAATGATTTAAGTTTCTCTCGTGCCGTATTTTTGTTTTTTGGCATTGTTTCTCCTACTTGTATTTAGGAGTTTTCTGCCGCCGAATCTTCAAAAATTGTGATCCATTTAGGCTGTTCTCCACGGCGCAGATATGCGGCTTGTGCAAAACCCCATTCTTCCCGCTCTTGAATCTTGTATCCGCCACGGCTCTTTTTAGCGTATTTGGCGGCTGATTCTTTGTCATCAAAATATTCAAATTTGCCTTCTTTAGATTTTGCTCCCCATAAACCACTTGAAGTTTGCCACACATCTCCTGCTTTATGTGATGCAGCAGCGTGATGATCTTCTTGTGACTCTCCTGCTTTTCCAGGAACTTCGGGAGTATCTTTCACATTAAACACAAATTTCTTGTCGGAGTGTGGTCCCTTTTTGATCTGTGAAAAGAAATCAATAACTTTATGTTTTGCGAGTTCTAAATTATTTTGTCCTTCACCCTTGCGGAAACGCATCAGAACTTTACCAATACCCGATGCATCATTCGTTCCAATATAAAAGAAATCTTCTTGATTCTTGTACATCACAGAGTGTTGTTCGTATTGACGACCTAGTTGTACAATTTGGGTTTTCTTCACATTAGGAACCAACAGGCTCAACTCTTCAACCACATTGCCGCTTTCCTCACGATAGCCGCCACGCAATTCAATATAGCCGTAGCCCATCTTGCGAACCTGTGCTTTGAGTTCGTCGTGAAGTTTCAGATTTTCTTCTTTAGTTTTCTCACCACGATAAGCAGACACAATGCCAAAGTCTCGCTTGTCGTCTTCAACATACTGAAAAACACGAGAAAGTTTGGCTTCCACAAGCGGTGTTTCCACCACATCATGCCGTGTCAACCATTCGTTCAATCCGCTACGATCCAAAAATTGTGAGAATTTTTTCATGTGTTTGCTCCTGTTCTGTATTTATGCAGACGGAGTAGTGTCAAAAAGTGGCGGATGGAATCGAACCATCCAACAAAAGACCATACTCTTGCCACCTCAAAATCAAAACCAATAAAACTTACTTGGTTTCGCAGCAACCAGACTCACCGATCTTGTCGTTTGTGCGACAGATTTCGGATTCGATATCATTCATACGACAAACAATCTTATGAACTTCGTTGTCAATGCGACGATATAAATCAGCCTTGTCGTTATTATTGGCAGAATTGATCTCATTCACAGCATCAAAGCAAGAGTCAATGCTTTGTTTTTGAGTGCCAAGAACATAGAAAAGCACTGTGGTGGAAAAGAAACCAAAGAATGCAAAGAACGCCTGAGTGGTGTTCAAAGTTTCTCCGGTCTTTGCCGTCCACATGAAACCACCCGCACCAACCAAAGCCAAAAACGCATAAGTAGCAAAAATAGAAGTTTTAGAACGCATATGCGATCTCCTTATAAAAAGTGTAGTAACCCATTTCACGAAACAGTTCCGTAAACACCCAAAGGTGGACAGCCGCCAAGGTAACCCTCCGTTGGCTGCTGTCCACCTAGATGTTAGTCAAGCAATACTATTAGCGAGCAGCCGAAGGAGCAACAGTTACAACTGCATCCTTCATACCTGTGCCGAGACGCTTTGTCCAACGACTCAAGAGAATTGCAACGCCGTATGGTGTGCAAGAGAAAGAGTAGTTGCGGCTTTGTGAATCGCCACGGCTCTTGAGGTGTTGAATATTTTGACCGCTCATGCTGTCAACGAAATTATCAAACTTGGTTTTGGTGCTGTTATCGTACAATTCAATACCGATTGAAACATTGTAGTTTGGGGTAACAGTAGAACGAGTAGTCTTAGTAGCCATGTGCAGTATCTCCATAAAAGGGACATTAAAAAGTTTAGTTTTTGTTGCGTGTCCCACACAACATCAACTTGTTATACCACAATTATAGCGGCTGTTTTTTGTTTGTCAACCCTTACGGAAGATTTTTGAGCGATTTTTAATATTTGAATTGACCAATATTTGAAACGAACTAATAGTATTACGACTTATACTATTATAAAACGAGGTGAGCGGGACTTGAACCCGCAACCACAGGCGTGACAAGCCTGTACTCTAACCAATTGAGCCATCACCCCCTAGAAAGTCAAATGAAACACCCTCGAAAGGAATCGAACCTTCATAATCCAATTACGGTATTCCGCTTAGAAGGCAGAACCGATACAAGGGCATTAGATTACATTGTCCACAGAGTCGGAGACGATGCAGACTCGACAGCACGGCAATCTATGACGGCTGCTTGCAGCAAGGCAATAATCTCTTCCAATTCAGCGGCGGTGTACGAGTCCACAGACTCGGCTGTGTCTACTCCAAACACGGCAACGCATGGCACTTGTTTGTGATGATTGTCCAGCACAATTTCTGTGCGAGCATTTTCGGGACGATGTAGCGGACGCAGTGTGTGTTCTGTATGCATGACAAAATCTTTCTGTTAGGTTTTCCTGACAGTTGAAGTATACACCGAGTTTTTGTATTGTCAAGCGCAGAGCGAATATTTTAAGAAATGAATCCGCCCGTCAAACCCGATTCAAACGAAACTCCCCATACACGAATCGGAAACATTTGAGTTTTTCCTGCTCCAACCACTACACGAGTTTCGGCTGTTCTGCCATTCGCCTGATATGTTATGAGTCCCGCTGTGAGTCCATTGCTCAGATTGGTATTCGTCAACAAAACACCTTTTGCTTTGGTTGCGGTCGCACCCACAGAACCACCTGCCCCATTTGGAAACGGAATCAGTTCATTGAAAAGATAATTGATTGTTGGCATGAGATTCCTTTACGAAAGCACTGCGCCTGTGAGTCCTGCGCCGAACGAAACTCCCCAAACTCGAACAGTAAATAATTCTGTGGTGGAGCCAGGAATCTGCACACGGCATGCGCCTGTGGTTCCGTTGGCTCTATAAGTATACAGATCAGCAGCAATGGAAGCACCTGTGGTATTGGTCAGGAGAACACCTTTATTCTTACCCGAAAATTGACCGCCTGTGCCGCCCAATTGAGTTGTTTCGTTGAATAGGTATGACATAGTATCTCCTTGTACCCTATTTATACTTTAGAAGAAGGTGCTTTGACTGCTGCTTCGGCTTGAATGCGCTTGAGTTCAGCATACGCTTTCGCCCATAGTCGTTTCGGCAGAAATACGGGACGCTCTTGTGCGTCATCCCACATCCACCAACCGCCTGCTTTTGTCGCTAGATGACGAAACATGTGCGACATATAGAAATGTTTGGCTTCGCCACTCTCACCAGCCAACACAGAGTCCCAAATTTCAATCTCAAGACCTGTGTGCCACGGCTCGTTATGCAGATCTTCGCTGTGATCTCGCATGACTCTTAACAGTACGCTTCCCATTATTTCTGCTTCGCTTGGTCGTTTTAGTCGATTTGCCATAGATTGCCTCCCAATTTTTAGCCCAAAGTTTAGAATCCACATGACGATATGTGTCACCTTTACCTGCCTCGTGTTTGCGACTCATTGATGTCGTAAGAATGTTGTGGCAGGTGCGGGTACGGTTTGAGTTTCACGATCCACTGCTTCCATGAGCAAGCGGTTCACAGTCTGATTGAATGTTTCGTTTTTGGCGTGAGCCGTTTTTGCAATTCGCAGGAATGCAGCATTATCAATCTGCATCTGTAAATCAATGGTAATCATCTTCTTGGGTGTACTCATTTCAATCTCCTATTTCAATTCCGTTGAGCGTGGCGGCGAGCAGTTGCCGTCCACATTCACTGATCCATAATACATGAGGAGAAACTCCCCAATCCACGACTGCTCGTAATACAAGATTATGTATGTCAGAATCCGTGTCAACCACATCGTGTATGCGTGGGTGGTCAGCATCAGGCGAATACTCTAGAGTACATAAAGCCCATTCACCACGATCCAAATAATCTATTGCACATTCTTTTCCCATTATGTCTCGTCGCATTTGCGCTTCTCCTTGATGAATGGATCAACTCGGATTCAAACCGAGGTATTCCCGATTATGAGTCGGGGGCATTAGGTCGCTATGCTATTGATCCGTACCAATACACTATAGCGCATATATGTTTCTTGTCTACCCCTTTCCACACAATTTTCAATATTTCAAAATATATTTTCACAACCCCGAATCATAACATTTATTTGCGTTGGATAATATTATCAGTCACGGCTGTTTGCATTCTTTGAATGAAACTCTTTAACCGATCTTGTTCTTTGGACACTTGAGCCTGTAGTCGTGCAACCTCGGCTCGTAATATTTCGTTCTCTCGCAGAATCAGACTAATCTTATATTGATCGTTGGAATCGGTTTGAGTCATGTGGTGCTTTCTCATCATAATAATTAGACAAGGAGCCAATGCTTGGAAACATCTACTAATATTTTATTTGATAGGAGAAAAGTAATTAATCATGATCCGCACCACATCTTGTTCCAAAGGAGAAGGCAACAACATGATACTTGTAATGATTCCCGTGACAGGCAGTCCAAGACTAGCCAAAGGCATACCAATTGAAATATTAGACTCGTCATCTAGGTCTATTCGCATCACTACATCTTGTTCACGAACCACACGAACCTGTTTGGATACTCCAGTAAAAAGAAATTGGTGAGCAGTAATTCCTGTAAAGATTCTTGGGATATTGGTTTTGGACAGTGTGGTGAACGATCTGCCCACAAAACTGTTCTTGTGGTGTGCTGTAGGATTCATGATTGGTTTTGTCCAGTGGTACTCTAAGATACTCTAAGTATTCACTAATAGTCATTATCAAACCGGACACAGATACTTATGTACGATTGAACACACAGCGAATATTTAAATCAATATTTTAGAAAGATTGTATATTTGAATTTATAAAGATGAACGCATCTTTGTTTCCCAATCCTTGACTCGCTTTCGCAAGAAGGTCATGGTTTCAGCCAATTCTTTCCAAGACACTTGGTCTAAAAGATATGACTCGTAATCCGCCACTGCTTTTTTAGCCGCACATATCAGTTCTTCGGTCGGGTTTTTATCTTGAGCGGACATTTGAACTTCCTAAAAGAAAAATTTTATTATTCGTTTCCACCAACATAACTTTGGCGGAACTGTTTTACCTTCCCATAATTTAATTTTCTTCAATTCTCTATCCTCTAAAAACTCAAATCGTAACATTTCTGTGATATGATGAGGCATTATCATACGAATGTCCTCTGAGTATCGTATCTTAGCCGTTTCTAGCATGTCATCTATTCTGCGTCCTTTGGCAACAAGCACCCATCGGTCGCCTTTGTCAAAGGATTCGTACAAACCGTATACCCCACCCCCGATATCTGTCTTGATGAAATCAATTCCGATAATTTGGCTAGACCGTTTACCTCTCATGTCGTAGCCTCCTTGTATTATTATTTATAAAATTGGTTGTGCGTCTTGCACTGCTCGTTGCCAATCGTATCCAGGCTCTCGATACAGTTCTCGGTAGCAGTATTGCAGAGTGTATCCTTCTTTGCGCTTCTCATGGAAAAGCAGTCTTGCCGACTGTACGGATTGTCGGCTTGTGTGAGTAAGATCCTTGTTGCAGAACACATTGACTCGCACATACCGACCGCATCCGGAAATACCGAATTCGTAAACGAAAGTGTTGTCGCCGCCGTGACGAAGAAACCAAACCATTGTGATTACGAATGATGGAATGTTCATGGGATTATCCGTTTGCCACGCCAACCCACGGCGCAATTTTTTCGGCAACAAATCCCATTGCAACAAGTTCGTTCCACAGCGCACGACCTGCGGCAACAGGATACGATCCCCACAATCGCCAAAGCGGCAGAATGTCACCGTATGAAAACGCCTGTGGCATACTGTCAGGATTGTTTTTCTCTAGCAGCCCTATGGTTTCACGACTCAACAGCAGACCCACCGTGAAAATCGGAATGTTCCGCTGATAAGTTGCGTAATTGTAAGTGTCGGGAGTTGTGTAATGACCGTTCACATACGGCAGCACATCCACCGTGCCGTCTGCGTGTGTTTGAAACTGCAAGAGTTGTTCCACATCGTCGCCTTCGTGAATTATTTCACGAGACAACTGCCATGAGTGCAGTGGTTCGTGTATCCCACAAGTGGTGAGCCGATTGTGTGGAGTCACAATGCCACGCTCTATGCGATTGGCAGGAGTCACAATCGCTTCACTACCTTGCACCACACTCTTCAACACATCCATTGCAGCCTGTTCGGCGGCAGTCGGCTTTGGAGCGGCAGCAGGAGCAAAGCATTCGCCCATGTCCTCGGCAAAGAAAGAGGTGCGTTCTTGCCCACTCAACTGAACTGCCGTGACTAATTGCAGCGCAACAAATTTGTCGTACATGGCTTGTGTGAGATCGCTTGTTTTTTGTTGACGAGTTCGCACCAAGTAATACCATTCTTTAAGAACAGCATCCCATCGTGCGCCCGATTTTTTATATTGATCTTTTTCTGCAAACGGAACTTTGATCCATACGGTTGCACCGTTTCTTTCAGCGGCAATCTGCGTCCATGCAATTCGGGCTTCGTATCGTGGTGCATTACGAACACCTGCGAACACCTGCAGTTTGTTCATCCATGCCACAGAAGCCCCTGTGATCTTGCTAGAGGGCAACCACCACTTGCATACTGTGCCTTCGGGGCAGAACCGCACACCCCAAGTCTTTGCTTCTTCACGAAGCGTTTTTGCGCTCTTGCTGCGGAACGGCAAATCAATCCATAAGCCGTAAGGAAGCGGAGCGGTTTTGTTGATAGTATAGAGCATCTTCATCCACAAATTATAGCAGTTTGGCTACAAAAAAACAAGCCCCAAAAGAGCCTGTTTTCCTGCTGATTTCAAACCAAGTTATCGGACGCTGACTGGTTCAGCCGAAATTAATGCTGTGGGCAGATAGGATCGCCACGCACCAAGATCTAGGTCAAACACTGCAACGCTTTCACTCACAACATTTCGCCAACCTTCGCCCTTCGGATGTAAGGCTTCGGGAATATGATTCACATTCCGTGTTCCTCGCAGAGTTCGTTCCGATCCGTCTTTCTTTGTGAAAGTAATGCGAACGATTGCACCCGAATCAAGCATGGCACGAGTTGTAGTAATGAGAGTTGTTTTCATGTGTGTAGTTTACCTTTCTTTTTTGATTTGTCAAGTCGTTTGTGTGATTTTGAATATTTCTTTTGTGGAAGCAGCGAACCAATCACAACCAAAAACATTACGACGAACAGCAAGTCTGTTGAGTTCTGCGGTATCATCACATTACTTGTCTCGGCTTGAGCCGATGCGGATAGCGGGCGCAAACACGGCGTACACAATAGACCATCCAATGAACCGTATCACATTTCGCCAACTGAGTGGTGGTAGCATCCCTATACTATACACTCTTTTTTTTGTGGTGTCAACAGGTTTTAGCAATTATTGAATATTTGAAATGAAAAGAAATATTATGCGAAACGGCAGAATCGAGCATTTCGTAATCATATAATTTTATAAGTGAAGTCAGCCATCCCAAGACACAGTTTTCTGACATAGATAAACCTACCCGCATCGCAAAGTGCCTGCGGCTAATTCAAGGAGATCACATGATCAATTTCAAAACTGTGTTGTTTGTTTCGCTTTTCACCGCTGCCGCTAGTGCAGCCGATGTTGCTGCTGTTGCAGTTCCCGCTGCTCCCGCCGCAAGTGCTATTAATAGTGTCACCTTTACTGAAGGCGTTCAAGTATGGGGCAAGACTGATGCCGACACCATCACGGAACTTGACTCTACTCTCAAGGGTAAACTGTACGATATGCTTGGATGGCATGTAACGGTTCCTGTGTACTCACAGAATCAAACAGGCTACGGCGCAATTGATTTGGGTGTGGATCATCAACTTGTAACAAACGCAAGCATCTTTGGTGCTGATACGAATCTGAGTGTTGAAGGCGGCGTGTGGTTGCCAACAGGTTCTGCTGGTTTCGGTACTCCGAATACGAATCCGCATATTGGTGTGGGATACGATATGACATGGGGTTCTGTTTCATACACGCAAACCATGGATTGGCGTTTCGTTGGCAAGGAAGCGTATACTCCTGTGTTTGGTAATGCTGTGGATTATCTTGTGAACGCAGATTCGTTTGTTGCGTACAAGTGGAACACTCTCGCTGTGGGTGCTGATCTGAACCAATGGTACACGAGCGGAAGCAATATTGCTTTCTTGGGTCCCAAGGCTGTTTGGCATGTCAGTAATTCTGTTAGTGCAAATGCAGGCGTTGGTTTTCCTGTTTGGCAGGATGCGCCTCAGTACGAGAA